ATTCATCATTATTTTCAGGCTTATTCGCTTGTTTTATATTATGCACTAATTCTACGTGTTTCAAGATTGCGCCATGACTATCAAGTTCTTTTTGGTGTTCTTTAAATTCTAAATCTGCAATTTTAACTGTAGCATCTATTTGATGATTAAATTTACTTGTTTCTTGTTGTTCCATTTTTAATACTTGGTCAACATGCATCCCTGTAATTTTACTTTCAGCTTCCATTAGTTTCGCTTGTGCCAATTCTTTATCAATTTGTAATTGCGCAATAGCAATTTGATTATCAACTTGGTCTTGTTTAGCTTTTTCTTCAATCTTCATCATTTCAGCTTTAGCGCGAAGTAAATTAGGGTCGTTTTGCATTGCTTGTTGCTGCGCTTCTTGTGCTTGTTGTTGCATTTGTGCTTTCTTTTGTACCCATTTAGGAACAGCTTCTTTTAGTCTATCCGCTCCATAACAAGTAATATTATCAACCAAAATCGGGAGTGTTTCGTCATCATTCATGAATGCAGCGAACTCTTGGCTTGCTTGCATCAGTGCGGTTATTTGCTGTAATGATTCTGTCTTTTGCACTTGGAAATTGACACCGGCCTCGATGCAAACATTGAGTGCATGATTACCATAATCCAATTGTGGATTGCCCTCTGTATTCACCTCTTGATAATCTCTATCGCCAGCTTTATCCATAGTCGGTAATTTTCGCTTACCTAAGATGTATTTGGGCATTAAATCAACTTGTATATTAGACATTTGATTTAAGCCTGCAAGGTATCCAACTACATACGGCATAGCGGCGGCATTACCAGCACTTTGCGTTGCAATCACTGCTTTGCCAGATGCATCATTTTCATTTTGTCCGTTGTTACTGGCATAACTACCAAGAATAGTTTGTGTGGTAGGGTCCGTGACCTGGAAGGCTTGCATAACCTCGGGAGGTGCAGGCATGCTTTGAACTGCTGTAATCGGGTTAGGTATAGGCTGGTCTGGATTATTTTCGTTAAACGCGTTAACTACTAATGTACTTGCACGTTGAGGGTTAGTTAATGCGGCTAGGTAATCTTTTTCTTGAGGGATTGCCTCTTTCATCACAATCCATTTTGCTTGGACCGCATTTTGCAAGTAATTGGCTAATGATTGACCTGAGAAGTTTTTAAGGTCTTGAATACCGCGAGCATGATATACATAAGGTCTAGTCATTTGATACGACTGAGAGCTCGATTCACCCCGTGACAATATGACACTATGTCCATCAAAGAATACATGAGGTAAATAGGTATAATCTGTTTCGTTGTATTCCAATATTTGCGATTCGATTAATTTATAATGGCAAATTGTTTCTAATTCAGTCCACCTTGGCTTACCTACAATTTCGGGAATCACTTCAATAATTTGCCCGGCTTGCTCCATTTTTTCCCAAAGCTTTTTGAATTTTTTATAATCATTCAAGGGCATTGTTGTGCCATTTGCCAATTTAACAATGCGTGTGCGCTTCATTTTCTTTTCGTAATATTCGCCAATTAATACGGTTTTACGGCTCTGCGAATCTTCATATGACCAGTTAAATCCCTCAATCTCACGCTGATAGCCGATGGCATCTTTAGACACTTTTGGGTATTTTTTTAGAAAATCCTCTTCAAGCATCGGGAAAAGCTCAAAACTGTATTGTCCATCCCCTTTATGGCTAGTTCTGGCTAGGGGGTCAAATCCGCATAATGTAGGGTCAAATACTCTCGCCCATTTAATAACCTGGTCAAAGCTCATAGGACTTGCATATTCAGTCCAGACTTTACCAACTGAAAAACCACCGGATAATAAATCTTTGTAAATTTCATAAGCAAATGAATTTTTATTGGCGTCATACATGACGTGACGGATGTTATTTTCAACTAGTTTGCATAAATCATAGGGTATTGGCGCATCTTCGGCAGGTGATACTGTAATTGAAGGTTCTTGTTTTGCGAATTCACCGAGCAATCTAGAGATAAATGCTTCAAGAATATTAAACTCAGTGGCAGGTCTATTAAGTCTGCGAAGCATTGCTCTTTGGTCTTCGGTAACCGATTCACAGAATACAAAGCGTCTAAAATCTCGAAATCGCTTGTAATTGTCTTCAAAATATAAGTAGGAGGTGGAAATATTGCGTTTGATACGCGATAAATTTTCTTGACTGTAATATTCATTGTCTGCCGCCATAATATAAGTCCGTTTCTATTTGTAGCCGCTCCAATTGCGGTTTCATAATATTAGCAGATAATATGTCGTTTTGTTTAGTCTTAATATTAATCGATTTGTCAATGAGGGCTATTTTGCATCCGTCTGCGAAAGTATCGGCAATATCATCTCGTTTATGTGATTCATTTGCTGTTATTTTTTCCATATGATCTAAACATAATTTAATATGAGGTGCATCTTTAGTAAATGAAATAAGTTTTGCAGCTGCTAAAGGTTGACATGATAAAAATCGTTTTGTTTTGCATCCACTAGCTGCATTTCTTGGTATATCTCGAATCTGCATTCCTTGTATTTCTTTCAAACAAGATAATAAAGTAACGCCCGTACTTTTCTTTTCACATGCAAATACTCTTGGTATTATTTTATGCCGCATGCATTCACGCCAAAATGACATAAATGTATCTTGCAAATCTTTAGGTTCAACCCATACTTCAATACAATCTATCCAATGCAAGCCATAATCGCCTGTTTTACGTCCTAAGATTTCAATTTCATAAATTCCCCAAAAACTAAATACAGTGGCATCGTTGTAATTTTTATCAGTCTCAGCTGTATCTCCTGTTAAAAATGTTGCAATTATTGTGGGTTCATTGTCTAAGATAGGAAACCAATTACGCTTAAATACAGCACCACCTGCGGGTTGTGGATTTTGTTGATGTTGGCTTGCAAAAACATAAATATCTCGCTCTTGTCTTATACGTAACATATTCAATGGAAATGCTTCGGGATAAAGTGCGTTTCCACTATCATCAATTGATTTTAAAATGACTCTATGCCAATCATGACCATCTTCGCCATTTAATAAATAGGCCGCTAAATCATCCTCATGCAATCGTTGGCCTATCATTATAAAAGGGACATTAATTCCGCGCGCACGTTGCTGGATGGTATCTCTATAATTTTGGATAACCTTTTCTCGCATTGTGTCGCTAAATACTTCATCGGGCTTATGGGGATCGTCAAGAATAAGAGCGCCAGAAAATCGCGACAATCCCGGTAATCCTGCGTCACGCCCTGTAATAGCACCGGAGCTACCAAATGCCCCAACAGCACCCCCATGTATTGTTTGAAAAAAGTCCTTTGCTTTGCTATCCGCTCTAAGTTCGACACCAAATAACTCTTTATATTCACGCAACATCATGATTCTACGCACTGTATCAGTATGAGATGCGGCAAGCGTTGCGGCATAACTAATATATAAAAACCTACTATCAGGATATTTAGCCAAACACCAAGCGATCCAAAAACTAAGTAATGTAGATTTACCATGTCCGGGGGGAATATTACATACAAGTTTCAAAGTAGATAGATTTGCGCATTTAACTAGTTCACGACAAACAGTGATGATATGAGATTCACGGCCATGAGGCTGGCTTATTATAAAATCACGTCCTGTTAATAAAGGATAAAATGTTCTAATAAACAAGAAAAAACTTGATTCTAGATCTGATATTAATTGTGCATGTTCGCGATCATTCATAAATTTCTATTTCTGGAGAACGTGGATTATCTAACCATTCTGCTCGAAACTTTTTGGCAAGATTATTTTTCTTTAATTCATCATAACACTTCAAGCAAATACCGTTATCATCCAAATCTATATGACAAAAACCATTTTCCACTAGTTTGAGTCCGGTTTTTTCGCAGCATGAACAACACATTGTGAGGGTATGATAATTAATTCGAATGATTTCTTCTTTTTTATTCATATATCACTAATATTAGTTTTGTTTAAATCGGAAACCAAATCACGAATCTTAGTTAATGTTTCATCATTCGATTGTTTCTCAATTTCTTTATCTACCGTTTGCCATTTTGCACGGGTTTTTAGCCAGAATATCATTGCTGATAGGTCATCGCCCTCTGTAGCCTTACGAAATAGTTTAGCGGCTACTTTGGCGTTTGCGCGTACCACGCTATTATCTAATTCGTCGCGGTAGTGAATTCTAAGTGTTTCTTCATGAATTCCTAAGTGTTCGGCTATTTGGACTTGGGTATTTCCAAAGCTTGTTAACGCAATTACCTCTGCCCGTGTTTTATCGGTAGGCTCATGGGGCCTAGACTTCCCTGATTTAGGTGTGGCCATCGTTAGCCTCTCTTACGGCTTGTTTGCCGCTGTAATTCTCATATCGTTGTATAATAATGTCGCAATACTTAGGGTCAAGCTCCATCATTAATGCACGCCGCTTGGTCTTTTCACACGCTACCATAAGAGTGCCACTGCCTGCAAACGGATCGTACACATACTCGCCCGGGTTGGTATGGTGTGTGATTGACTTAATAAACAATTCCACGGGCTTTTGTGTTGGGTGTGCTGTTTTATCTTTTTCGTTGCTGATACTTGGCACATCCCAGACGGTCATTTGGGTTCGTCCGCCTTTCCAGTTTCTTTCGCCTGAATTTCGGACGGCGTACCAGCACGGTTCGTGCTTCCAATGATAGTCAGAGCGCGATAGAGCGTGGACATTCTTATTCCAAATAATCTGCTGCTTAATATCAAAATTTGCACGACGTAGGCCGTCCATAACAACGTCTGTAAAGCTACTGGCATGCCATACATAGGCCACAGAACCTGCAAATAGCACATAAGCATCAAACCAATCAGCTTGATCGTCGTTCTTAAGGTTCGAGTTTTCTTCCCGCTCTGTTTTTTTCGACCCTTTCGCCTTGGCTCGCCAGTCCGCTTCATACTTAACTCCGTAAGGAGGATCTGTAATCATCGTATTGGGGCTTTGCCCCCCTAGCAACCGCTCAACGTCAGTCGCCAAAGTGCTATCCCCACATAAAAGCCGGTGATCGCCCAAAAGCCATAAATCGCCCACCTGACATCGCGTCTCTGTAGCCAACGGCAAATCGTCTTCGCCACAAAATACCTCTGGAACTTCGTCGGGAAATATCTCGCATAGTTCTTCAAGATCGAACCCCGTTAATGTTAAGTCATAGTCAAATTGTTTCAGAAAATCAAATTGATTTAATAATATTTCTTTATCCCACCCAGCATCTAACGCAATCTTGTTATCGGCAATAACTAAAGCGGCCTTTTGAGCATCGCTTAAGCCCGGTAGTACAATACAAGGCAATTCGATCATCCCAACAACTAAAGCCGCCTCTAAGCGACCGTGTCCGGCAATAATGCAGTTATTCTCGTCAATAAGTAATGGATTTGTAAAGCCAAATTCATTAATAGAACGTACAAGTTTAGCAATTTGTTCATCAGAATGAGTGCGGGAATTAGCACTATATTTAACCAATTCCCCTACAGTAACGCTTTTATAATCGCGGAGAGTCATCACGCTTAATCCCCTTTTCTATCATCGCGAAATTTCTTTAACCGTTTGTCAATTTTTTCAATTTCTTTTGAAGTTTTACCAGTTCCCTTGCATGCATTACATTCATGTTTCATTCCACCAAATCCATAAATAATTCGCTTCCCATCGCATGTATTACAAATCATTGTTTAGCCAAAAATAAGTCAATAATGAGTGAT